GTTTAGCAAGTGTAGAAGGTGGAGGTAAATGGGCAAACAGGGCGGATGATGTGATTTGTATTCATCGCTATACGTCAAGTCCAACTGATTGGATGTATAGTCATCTTCACGTTCTAAAGATTAAAGAAAATGAAACAGGAGGTAGATGTACACCGTTTGAAGAACCAATAAAATTAAGAATGACAATTAATAATGTAGGATTTGAATTTATGGGAAAAGATTTAATACACAACCAAACAAAAATTGAAAAGTTAGTTATATGATAGTAATAGGAATTTTATTATTTGTTACTTTGTTCACTTTGATAATTGGACAAATCAAAAAAGCAGATATAATATTAAGTCCTATTATGGGTATAATGTTTGGCTTTTTATATCACAAAGAACAATACGAAGATGAAGATGAATATACCTTACAATGTTTGATAGGGGTAATTAGTATTAATGTGATATGGATAAACCAAGTGGATGGCTCGGAAAAGTAGCAGAAAGACACAACGAGTGGATAAAGATTATAAATAGTTTCGGTGAATATGATTACGCTGAAGATTTAGTTCAGGAATGTTATTTAGTACTATATAAATATGCGACAGAAGATAAGATTATTAGAGATGGTATCGTTAGTCGTGGGTATATGTATTTTAGTTTGCGTTCTCTTTATTTCCAATATTATAATAGTAAAAGAAAAGTTGATAAAGTTTCTCTCAATGATGATGAGTTTACCTACGAAATTCCGTACTATCAAGAAATGGATGAGCAAATAGCATTTGATAAGATATGTAAACTAATAGACAACCATATAGATAATTGGAGGTGGTATGAAAAAAAGTTATTTACTTTGTATAGAGATTCAGATTTAAGTATAAGAGGATTAGCACAAGAAACTAATATAAGTTGGGTAAGTATATTTAATACACTTAAACAAGCTAAAGACGAATTAAAAGAAACATTTAAAGAAGATTGGCAGGATTATAAAAACGAAGATTATGAACGAATTTAAAGGTGATAAAAGAAGTAAAGAATACAAGGAGTGGAAAAAGAATCACGCTAATGCAAGTGAAGGACTTGGAGATACTGTAGAGAAGATTACAAAAGCTACAGGAATTAAAAAGGCAGTTAAATTTTTAGCAGGAGAGGATTGTGGATGCAATGAAAGAAAAGAAAAGTTAAATGAGATATTTAGATATAGAAAACCTGAATGTTTAAGCGAATCAGAGTTTGACTTAATTAAAATGGCAGTAGATACTAAAAAGAATAAATTTACACCTGATGAGCAAGAGTTGTTTAAAAATATATACGAAAGAATATTTAAAGTAAAAGTAGAATGTACACCTTGTAGTTTTGCTAAAGTAATTTGGAAAGACTTAACCGAGGTATATAATCAATATTTATAATGTACGAGATACCAATATCATTAGATTTATATCGTAAGCTAAATAAAGATAGCACACTAAAGAAATACTTTACTTCAAGTTCTGTTGGTAAATGTATGAAAATGATAGATGACTATTATTCAAATGCTGATATATTTAGTCAAATGGGTTGGGAGAATTATTATTTAACTAAAAAAAGAGCAGATAGATTAAATATAGTTTATAATGAATTGATTAAACTTTTACCTGATTTAAGTAGAGAAGATATTAGGGATTATATATTTCATAGAGTAATAGGACAGACTTATAATGGTTTTGTAAGAGAATTAAATATAATAAGTAGATTGCAGGATGAGTTTCCACAATTAGATTTTATTAAAGCAACCTATGAATTAGATGAACAATACTTTACTGACTTTGAAGCATACTATAATGGAGAATTAGTTTTAGGTGGACAGATAAAACCTATATCTTATAACTATATGAATACTCCATATCAAATCAGAGCAAAGGAAAACCACGAGGCACAAAGACAAAAATATATTAGTACCTTTAAAGCACCTCATCTTTTATTATTTTATATGGGAGATGGAAGTTTATATGAGCAACAAAAGATATTTGACAAAATAAATATTATTTTAGTAATAGAAAATAACTTACAATAACAAACAATGAACAAAAAGATTAACAACTTAAAAGAAGCCGAGTACTATGCCAACTTTAATCTTGTTGGTGAGTATATCGTAAAATCAAGAAAAGCAAAACCTGAAAACGAAGCAATTAATGAAATGTATTATGCTTGGCAGGAATTAGGTTTTTATGTACACAACCTGATAGTTAACGAAAGGTTTTATGAACAATCACTATCTGAATACCGTTCTGACAAGATACGAGCAGTAACAAGAGCAAGAGTTGCTGAAGAAAAAATAATAGAACTTGAAAAAGAAATACAACAATTAAAAACTAAAATAGAGATAGGACTATGAGTGATAGCGTTACTAAATGGCACGAACTAATGGAATCAGGAGGATGGTATGATAAAAATCCTGAAGCCTACAGATGGGTAAGTAACTCAACAAGTAGAAAGAGTAGCGACCCTATTGTAGAAGATGTAGTCTATAAGTTTAGAGAAAGAAGTAAAATAGGAATAGAAAAGTATGGTACTACTTTATATGATAATCCTGATGGGTTCTATAAATTCCTAAACCTCTTACAGGAGGAACTTATGGATGCTATATTATATATTGAGAAAATTAAACAACAGAAATAATTTAGAGATATGCCCTTACCAAAACCAACACCAACGGAATCACAAAAAGAATTTACTAATAGATGTATGTTAGACAAAAATATGGTTAGAGAGTTTAATGACCGTGACCAACGTTTTGCAGTATGTTCTCAAATCTATAAGGATGAAAGAAGTTAAATTAATTAAGATGCGACACGATATAAACGTATTACAACAAATGGTTTATATTCTTTTAGATAGAGTGGAGAAATTAGAAAAAGAACAAAAAAAAGATAAAAAAGTTGATGATGTTTAAAAAATGTTTATATTTGACAAAAGAACATTAAATTAAACATTATGTACGAGAATTATTATTATCAAATGATGACCACTCAAGAACTTGAAATGGTTGTTTACGACACCTCACAATTAGATGGTTATAGAAAAAGATGTGAGCAGGAATTGATTAAACGTTATCAAGAAGAACAAGAATTTACAGAATTATGATTAAACTATTAAACGGAGATGTTTGGAATGAAACAGAGATACTCACACAAATGTATAGTGATGAATTTTACTATGGTCATTTAGGGAAGTATGCTTTAAGTAGTTCATCTCTTAAAATGTTACTTAAAAGTCCTAAAACGTATAGAAACGTTACACAATATGGTAGTGAAGATACACAAGCATTAAGTGAAGGTAGATTAGCACACCTAATGATATTGGAACCACACAAATTAGACGATATGATATTTGTGGATGCTTCTACTAAAAACACCAATAAATACAAGGATGCAAAGAAAGAAAACGGTCAGGTCTATTTAATGAAAGAAAGACAAGCAGCAGAAAGATTAGCGGATGCAGTTTTAAGAAACGAAGCAGCACTTAAACTATTATCAAAGTCAGAGTTTGAAGTACCTGCAATACAAATGATAGAGGGATTACCGTTTAGAGGAAAAGCGGATATATTAAAAGAAGATACAATCGTAGATTATAAAACCTCTGCCGACCTTTCTACATTTAGATATTCAGCAGATAAATACTCTTATGATTTACAGGCGTGGCTTTATTTAAAACTCTTTAATAAGACAAACTTTGTATTCCTTGTGGTAGATAAAGGAAGTACTGACATAGGTATCTTTGAGGTGAGTGAATCGTTTTTAGCAAGAGGCGAAGAAAAATTCATACAAGCAGTAGATAACTATAAATACTTCTTTCAACAAGAGAATGATTTAGACCAATATGTAATGAGAGGAATATTATGAAAAAGGTTTGTATTAAATGTGGGGAAGAAAAAGAATTAAAATTATTTATAAAAAGCAAACAATGTAAAAATGGTCGTGCGGGGATATGTAAAATATGCAGTTCTAAATATTCTTCCGAATACTATAAAAAAAATAAAATAAGATTAAAACCAATAAGAGAAGAATATGCACAAAAAAATAAAGAAAAACTTAAAAAAACAAATAGAATATATTATGAAAAAAATAAAGAAAAAATATTAAAATATAGTGCTGATTGGTATCAAAAGAATAAAAAAAGGATAGTCAAAAAACAATTAAAAAGAAAAAAAAATGACCCAATTTATAAAATGCAATGTAATATAAGAACTCTTATTGGTCATATGATTAAAAAGGGAGGATATTCTAAAAAATCAAAAACAATTAAAATACTTGGTTGTTCTTTTGAAGAATTTAAACAATATCTTGAATCACGATTCCAAGAAGGAATGAATTGGGATAATCACGGAAGAAATGGATGGCATATAGACCACATTTATCCTGTATCAAAAGCAAGAGATGAAGAACACTTATTAGAACTAAACCATTATACTAACTTGCAACCTTTGTGGGAAAAGGATAATATTGCAAAAGGCAATAGATTAGATTGGAGTGAATAAAGATATATAATATGAGTTATACGCATAAAGATTTTGTAAATCAATTAAAGACAGGTTATAATTATCAATTAAAGGTTAAAGAGATACTTGAACAAAAAGGTTTGCAAGTTTTTATAGATGATTTAAGAATAAGACCAAAAGGAGGCAAAAGGATAGATTATACTGATAAGGGAGATTTATTTGTTTATAAGGGAAATGATAAAATATCATTAGAAGTGAAATCATCTTCAAGATATTACACTTCTATGCAAGATTATCCCTATGATGATGTTATTGTTGATATGGTTGAAAATTGGGATAACAAAAGACACAAATCATCTGCTATAATAAATATATCACAAAAAACATTATCTACATTTGTAATACCCATTACCTCTGAAAAGTATTGGTTTAAAAAAACTATAAAAGATAATATAAAAGGTTATATAAAAGAATTTTACTTTGTAAAAAAAGAATATATAAAAACTCTACAAGAGTTAATTGAATGGAT